TATCTTCTATTTGCACCCATGGGAAATATATAGCTGTGAAATTAGATTTAATATTAGATGTTTCTAAATCTAATTTAGCATTTTGTGGAATAGGGTCAATGTCATATCTAAAATCAGGAATATACAAAGCATCTCCGCGAGAAGTTACCATTTCTAAAGTAGCTTCTACAGCAGCTGAATGATCTTGGAAGTTTAAATCTGGAGTTACTAATACAGAAAAATCAGTAACTAAACTTTCCTTATCAGATAGTACATCTAATGCTATTTTTAAAGCTTCATAATCTTTAGAAAGTGGATTTCCCCACGCTCTTTCACTATATACATTAAATCCATCAAAACCTCCTGCAAATGCAACAACATAATTACAACGAGCTGCTTTAGCAGACCCTGTTACTTGAGTAGTGTTGTTTTGAGAAACATAATAAATACTTGGATCTGCTACTGTAAACAATGCACTATTAATATTGTTATTGCTATTTGGATTTAAATGAAATCCTTTTCCAGTAGATGTACTTGTATTTGCTGTATTTTTAAACGATAATATATCAGTATGTAATGTTTGGAACATATTAGTTCTATTATTAGCTAAACCTAAAGTTTGTTTACTTAGTGGTTTAGTTAAATCATATTGCGTTGTCCAAACAACATCAGGTAATGTTAAACCTGCTACGTTTACATACCCCTCTACTCCATATGGAAGAGCATCATCCGGAATAGTATCTGTTTCATTTAACTCAACAAAGATATATTTAGATTTTAACTCAAATGTCTCTCCGTCTCCTATTCTTCTTGCAATATAATTATCTGACTTAGGATTTAAAGTTAAATTTCTAAACGCTTCTAAAATTGTTTTAGACGTATCTTCTCTATCATTAAATGATCTTACAAGTAAATCAAAAGAACCTTTTCCTAAATTTCCGTCAGGATTAATATTAGCAATTTCAATTTTAATTTCTGTGTTAGCATTATCACCATCAGAAATACTCCATAAACGGAATAATCTTTTAACATCTCCGTTAGTATCAGCATCAGATACAAACCAAGGAGTAATAGGTGTTTGGTATTCTATTTCTGATCCAGGTCCTCCTAAATTGGTTACCTCTGGTTCCCATGTAGGAATAAATACCCTTTGAACACTGCCTGCATTAGTTACAGTTCCCGAGGTAATAACCGGTGTTGTTAATGCACTATCTACATATAAATCAAAAGTAGTACCTGAAACATTTCCTACATACCAAGTATGGTTATTTAAAGAAGTTACGCCACTAACGTTTGTTACTGTACCTCCAACTACACCTGTAAATTTAACCGGTGTTCCGTTTATATATCCGTGAGGTGTTGTAAACGACACAGTTGTAGGATTACCAGTAGTAATAGTTGATGCTGATTGGGAAGGATATGTAAATCCAATTTGAGTAGTGATATCTCCTGTTAAAATATTTAAAAAATTCTGAGATGCAGGAGAGCCGGGATAGCGATATGCAGGCGTGCCTGTAGCTAAAGTTTTTCTAGGTATAGAAGGAAATACAAAATCAACCCATAAAGGAGAAACAATCCCTGCTACTTTGGTATTATCACGAGGATTAGTTCCAAATACATTAGCTATATATTCTTTTGTTCCTGGTCTTAAAGAACAATTAACTGTAATTGGTGGATATAAAGTTGGATTAGTAAAATTAATTTGTACTCCAAATAAATCATCAGTAGCCCCTGTACTACCATCTCTCTGAGTTGTTGGAACAATTTCAACATAACTTATTGTTCCATATTGTGTAAATGCTACTCTTCTTGGTTTTAAAATAGCTGCTATTGATTCCATAGGAGCAGTCAATGGTGATGTGTATGGTCCACCTGTTGGCGTTGCTGGTGTTGCCCCAGTAATTGCATATACAATTGTAAATGTTTTTCCTATTCCAGTGTTAGGGTCGGGTGTATTAGGCGGTGCTGGGGGAGGTAAAAACCCTTGTGTTTCATTATATCCTTCTAAACCTAAGATTCTTACTTCTTTATAATTATTTGCTTGTTGTAAGAACTCTCTAGCATAATAAGAACTAGGATATAAAGGATTTAGATCACCCATTCTTACAACTCTGTCTCCAAATGATGAAGAAGTCATTACTTCAAAAGCAGGACCCTTTTCTGTTAATCCGATCATTGCACCAGCAAATACACCGGCAGCTTGTTGTACAACGGTTAAATCTGTCTCTTTGAAGTAAATCCCACTTGAGATATTAGTAATTGATTTTAAAGTTGATGTTGCCATTTAATATATAATTTTTCTATTTTTTATTAAATATCGAGTTTCTATAAAACTAACTAAGAAACTTATAATTATACTTATTCCAAATTTGTCTTATCTATAGTTATAGTTGGATATCGTCCTTCAATTTTAGAAACTTCTTGTAAAATATTACCACTCTTTTCTCCAATTTGTAAAACCCAAGTGTTTGGTCTTTCACGCTTTTGTACTTGCGACATATCTCTTAAATAACATATTACTCCTACTTCATATGTTAAAGTATATAATGTCATACCATTAGCTCCCTCTCTTTCTACTACTTCTAAATCATTAGGTTTTTCAGAGTTTTCTGGTTGTATTTCAAATCGTTCGTTATCTACTATAATAATATTGCGCTTATTTTTAAAATATTCTAACATAAATTCTTCAAACGTGTTTATATTTTCCCTTAATGTAGTAGTAAATTTCATAGTATATGTAGCTTTTAATAGTTGTGGTGGTGGCATAATATATTCTTCATAAACCACACCTTGTGCTTTTGTTTTGGGGATAACATATATTAAAGGTTTATTAGAAGGAGAAGTTCTAGTTAAAGGACTTGTATTATTTCTCCATAAAGTAAAATATGGAAATTTTATATACCCATCTTTCCCGAATTGGTCTGGGATTTGGTGTTTAAAAGAAGCAATATCTGCATCTAATGGAATTAGATTTAACGGTTTACCTGCTATGATAATTTTTCTATGAAAACTCTCCCATACTGCTTTATCTATATCTTCTAATGTAATATCTCTTAAGACAAAATTTGAATTATCATCTACCAAATGACTAGGATTAAGAGGACTAGTTTCATTATATGTAGATACAACTTGTGGGTATAATTTTAATGTTCGCTTTTTAATAGCCATTAGTTTTATTAGTTTGTGAAGATCCAGTAATATCGTTTTTTGAACCTATATTTGAGGAATAATCTCCTGGTGGTATTAGTTGTTCATCTACTAATTCTATGCAATCATACTTAATATATACTGCTTCTTGGTCTGTTGCAATAGAGACCATATTCGCATCTAATATAGTTTTATTATAAATCATATAAATTCTATTTTTAATAGAAAAACAATCTCCTAATTCTGGTTGTATGTTTAACTCTCTTAAATGATCTAAATAACAACTGAAATTTAGTTTCATAGTTTTATTAGGAATATCTTCTACAGTAATTTCATCTCCTTCAATTAAATCAATAATACCTTTTACTTCTATACCTAGCGGATTAACCCATTTACGAACAATCAATTCTCCATAAAAATTTTTTTTACTATTATTATAATCAACTTGGAAGTATAACACTGAAGTGTTAGTATGTTGTTCGGTTGCTTCTCTAGATACTTTTTTTAAATAATTAATATCTTTATTGCTGAACCACTCTTGCCCACTTTGTGAATTTCCGTCAAAATATTTAGTTGGCATTTTTTAAATTATTTTTATAATTAGTGATAATTAACTTTAAAGCTTTTTTATCTATAATTTTATTATCTGCCATAATGTTTAAAGCTAATTGTTTGATATTTTCTATATCAAATTGGGTTAATGTTTTATCTAAACTTTTAATAACATGATACAATTTGTTAGGATAGATTAATTCAGAATCTTCCGATTCTACTAGTTTGACTTTCTTATTAGTTATCTTTTCTAACTTTTCAATTAAAACTCCTACTTTAGTTTGTGTAAGAGAAACTAAATCTAATTGAGAAGTTTTTGCTTTTTGTAATGTTTTCTTTCTCATTTTAAATCGATTAAATTATCCGAGAAACCATTTTCTTGGTGAAAACCTGTTTATCTTAGCTGCATTTTCTGCAATAGAAGCCTTATCTTCAAATTGTTTAACTGTATCAATATATTGTAATAAATGTTCTTGTAACTTTAATTTTAAATCTTCTTGTAATTGTTTAGATTCTTCTATTAATCCTTGATAATCAAACTCAACTTGATATTCACTGTTTGGACTTGCTATAGTACGAACTTTGCGCCATTTTGCACCTTGTACATATTTAGCTAATGCTAATGTATAATTGTCAATCCAGCTCTTAGCCATATCATTTAATTTTGAATAAGGGATATTACTTATTTTTACTTGTGCAGGGTTAGCAATCAACTCTTCAACCTCTTCACTTTCTTGTGTATCTAAACCTAAAAAATCTTGTTCATCCATATAATAATAATATACTCTCCCGCCTGTAGTCCATCCTTGTGATGATGAGCCACCTGGACCAGGGGTTAATTCTACTATATCTCCCGAAATGTTATAAAAAAATTCACTACGCAATACTTTAGATCTCATTTCTAAAGCTTGAGCTAATAAAACTACATCAAACAAATTTCCTAAATACATTAAAGGAGAATTACCATAACTCAATCCATACTGTCCAAAAGAAAATAAAGATAGGTTAGTAATATCTCCAGTTACTGTAGCAGATCCGAATATTTCTGGCGGACCATACCACATAATCCTATGAATTCTTCTTTCACCTCTAACATATGGTACAGAAGATTCTACTGTCAAATCGTATATTTGCTTATCTTTTTCTAGAACAAAATAATCTTTTTTCCATGGAATTTTTCCTCCCACTCGCACCATAGAAGCAAACCAGTCGCTAATACGCTGAGCTATCATAGTATTATCATAAATAAACTTATTGGTAAAATCTCGAGATGCATTTGTCCCTACTATGTTAGAAAATTGATTGCGAATTTGCCATTGATGAATTTCATATAAAAAATCTTTCAAGGCTCTTCTAGCTAAAATCCACACTTCTTTTTCAGTTATATCAACTCCAATTTCTTCACCACCTAACAACACTTGTATATATTGATATAACTCTTTAACTTCATCGGGAGTCATGTCTAATAACATTAGCTTATTTTTTTTAAATGTATTATTGTCAATATAATAATTTTATATTATTTGTATATATTGAACTAAATTAACTAACAAAGTAAATAAGAACATTAAATTTTTTATTATAAATTCCTATATTTAATATACTTTTAAATATCTTTTTATTAGAAAAATGTTTAGTTATAAATTAAATAACATTAAGATACGTATTACACATGACCCTATTAATAAAGTTGTAGGTGATTGTTTAATAAATTATACGACTGATAATTTATTAACAGGAGGATTAATGTTTAGGCAAATTCATAGAGAGGGTGGTTCAGTAATTGCTAAAGATTGTCAAGGACAATTGGTTAAATTTGGTCACGTTACATCTACAGGAGAAAAGAGATTATATATAGGAGAAGGGGTAGTGACTAATGCTGGTTTGCTTTTACCTAAAAAACTTATACATATTGTGTGTCCTAATTATAGAAACCCAGAAGAAAATAAAAATAAATTAAATTTATTTCTTACAGGAATTAATTATTCTTTTGCATTAATTAATGAATTAAAAATTTCTCATTCAATTCGCAGAGTTATTTATCCTAGTATTTGTACCTCTTTATATGGAACCCCTACTAAAGAAGAAATTGTTAAGTTTATAAAAACTATTATTAGTAACGCTCAATCATATGAACTAAAAGAAATTACATTTGTTTGTACTTCTGTTGAAGAATATGAACTATATGTTAAATTATTTACTGATACTTATCTTACATTTTGGGATAAATTATATAATAAAATTTTCAAATAATATTATATGACTCTTGAAGATAATTTAAAAAATTATAAAGGAAAAAACTTATATCTTAATGTATTAAAAGATATAGTATTAAGAGGGGAATCATTATCACCTTCTCAAATAAAAATTGCTGAAAAATTCTTATTTAACCATGCTACTAAAGAAGAAGATTTGAGTTTAATATCTAGTTCAGAACAAATTAAAGAATTTAATATTGATTGGGAGAAATATAATCATAAAAGCCCTTTTTCGTTTCAAAAAGAAGCTGTTAATTGGCTTTTAAATAAAGATAGAGCTATTTTAGGAGATGATCCGGGTTTAGGAAAATCTCTCACTTCAATAATTGCAGCTTTAGAGTCAAAATCAAAAAAAATTCTCGTTATTTGTCCAGCTACGTTAAAACTAAATTGGGAGAGGGAAATAAAAGTTTTTTGTGATGAAGTTACAATAATTGATAAAGAATTTAATACTTCTCGATTTACAATTATTAACTATGATATTTTAAAAAAACATATTGATAATATTTTAAAAGCAAAATTTGATTTGGTTATTGCTGATGAAGCGCATTTTTTAAAAAATTATTCATCTAAGCGCACTCGTTATGTTATGAGAATAGCTAATAAAACCCCTAAGATTTGGTTACTAACTGGAACTCCTATAGCAAATAAACCTATTGACTTTTATACACTTTTAAAAATGTGTAAACATGAATTAGGAAAAAATAAACAATTCTTTGGTGAAAGATATTGTAAAGGTGAAAGAACGAGATGGGGTTGGGTTTTTAATGGAGCTTCTAATTTAAGAGAATTGCATTTAAAAACTAAAAATATAATATTAAGAAGAAAAAAAGAAGATGTTTTAGACTTACCACCCAAAACTAGAATTCCTGTTTATCTAGAATTAAAAAACAAAAAAGGATATGATAGAGCATTAGCAGATTATTATCTTAACAAGTACCAAGACGTTTTAGATGAAGAAACATTAGAATTATTACAGGAAGAAAAAACATTAACAGATAAATTAGTAGAAATAAGTGTTTTAAGATACTTTACCGCTTTAGAAAAAACACAAGACGGTTCTTTGTTTGAATTAATAGATAGTTATTTAGAACAAGGTAAAAAAATTGTAGTATTTACTAACTATCTTAAAGTTATTGATTTAATAAAAGAAAAATATAATAGTCAATGTGTTACATTAGATGGTAGATTATCTTTAGAAGAAAGACAAAAAAATATAGATTTATTCCAAAACAATTCTGAAGTTAAATTAGTAGCTTGTAATTTAGCTATTGCTTCTGTAGGATTAACATTAACAGCAGCTACTGTTGCAATTATGAATGATTTAAATTGGTCTCCGTCTGTTATGATACAAGCTGAAGATCGAATTATGAGAATTGGACAAACTAATGCGGTTGATATTGTATTCCCTATATATCAAGGAACAATTGATGAAAATATTTTTGATGTATTGCAAGATAAAATGATTAATATATCACAAATTATAGAAGGAAAAATTATTTCATATGTAAATAAAGATATTACTTCAGAAATATATTCTAGATTAAAAAACAAACCCTAATAGAGTAGCGAATCCTATTAGGGTTTTTGCCATAATAGCAAACAGGTCCTAAGTCCATGTATCTTTAATAGTTTTTTTACACAAATGAAACTTTTTTACCAGTTAATCGCTCTAATTTTTCTTTTAAGTTTTTAGTTTTACGCCAACGCCATAATTCTAGCGTTCCTTTTGATATTGCTGCATCTTCATTATCGTAAATTCCAATAATTTCATCTCTCTTTAAACCCCCTTTAAATTGTAATTCAAGCTCTGGAATAGTACATTTAAAAACAATATCCTCTATAACTGGAGAAGTAGCTGAGTGAGGTACTTTGGTTACAAACCAAAACTCTGATGTTAAAAAATTTGCCATTATAAATAACCTAGTGTTACTAGTAAATATGTTAAAATTAGGTTTGTTATAATACAAAGTGTATTTTTAGCTATTATTTTTATATGCCTGGTGAAAAAAGTACATCTAATATTTATTCCTTTGTTTGGGTTTGCTAAACATGAAGGAGGTTTGATGGTTGTAATGGGGGGAGAAGAAAGCATTAGTTATGAAGCTATAGGTAGTAGTTATATAAACTGCGCACGGTTAGAACACGGATGTTATACATATTACAATAAAGCTTCTATGTGTAGTTTTTTTATACAAAGTGAATTAAATAGGGAGAATCTTAAAGTAGGCGATTCAGTTATATATATACCAGATCATGTAAGTTTTATGGATTATATTCATTTTGAATATGGAATTGTAACAAGTTTCAATTCTGATGGTGATCCGTTTGTAAAATATTTTAACAATTACACTAAAGAATATCAACTTACTTCTCAATTAACTAGTTTAAACAATGTTTACCCTTACAAACAACAATAATAATAATTAATTATGAATGTTTTAGATTTTCCTAATGAAGAGATTTCGGAAATGAAACAATTTTACGGCTGTAAAGTACGCGTAAAGGATATAAATGGCCAATATTGGCAAGGAATATTAAAATATTGTGGAGGAAACTCTATTATTAATTGGAAACTACAAGTAACTCTTGATGGAACTCCCATACAAATTAATAGTATTGCAGATATTGAACTTTTAGAAAATTAACAAATTATGCTTAATATACTCAAAGACTTTATTGTTCTCGAAAAACCTTATTATCTAAGTAAGAGCGAATTAGATGAAATATTAGACTTTTATGTTACAAAAGGATATAATTATTTCGGTAGTATGGGAGAAAAATTAAAAAAAGAAATAAGTTCAGGTATAGCTGTATATAATATACAAATTAATTATGAACCAAATGATATTAGACTTAGTAATATAATTATCCCAGGCTCTATAGTTAAAATTACAGATTGCTCTTCAACAGAAGATAAAAACCTTTTTTTAAAAAAAATAAGAAACAATTCTATAAGTTATCATATTAATATTATCAATGAAGAATTATCATAATTACAAATGGCAGGAGCGTAACTCCAAAGAAAAGAAAGATAAAAAAAAATTAAAAATTAAATCTTCTTTTCATCTTAGTAATAATTCTTTAATTGCTATTAGAGATAGAATAGAAAAAGAAAGATTTAATCGACTAATTCACAACACTTTAGACAGTGGAAAGGTAACTATAAAATATGACGTTTCTGGAAATGAATATTATAGCACATATTCAGTATGTGATCTTAAATTTTTTAATTATACTGATAAAGCATATTATATTGGACATAAAGATGAGGGAATATTAGGGATTTTTGAACTATCTTCTATTATCCTGATGCCATTGACTGATTTAGAATTTGCACTTTACAATATAAACAAAGAACTAGGGTAGTTTGTTTAACGTAGCGATCGTCCAAGTGATTTCTAAATATTCTAAATTATTATCTTCTATTAATTTTACTTTATAGCCCTTATTTTTTAAAGAATCTATAATTAAATTTTTAATGCGTTGTTTTTGTAATGGACCTGAAGTACTCACCAAAGGAGTAGTAATGTTGTAAAGTAATTTATATTCTTCTTCTTGAGAAGTAATTTGGTCGATTAAATTATTTAATTCGTCATTTATGTTATTTATAAATGGTTGATCTCTTTGTTGAGCTTCCTTAGTTAATTGTTTAATATTTTTTAATTCAGCCATTTTTACTATTTTTCTTTAAATATCTTTAAATGTATGAAATTAAACTAAACAAATGTTTATATGAAATTTATTCAGAACTTAATTTAGAAGATCCGTTTGAATATAATAGTAGTTATTATTTAATCGGAGAAGATGATACTATCATTCAATTTCGTATTGTTGCAAATACATATAATGTCTATTTAGTTGAATTTAATAACAAAAAAGCTGGTAAACCTCTTCATACCTTAGCTAATTCTACTTTGTTTAAACAAAACAATCGTGAACTTGATTATAATAGTTTAAATGAAAATTTAACTTACCAATATATTGATGGTGCTGATTTAGAACAATATATATTTGGTTTAAAAAAATTAGAATATATATGGGGTTCTAAAATTTAATTAGAGAATTATTTAATTAAATAGATAATAAAAGTTTTTAAAAAGTGTAATAAAATTTTAAAGTCAAATTTTAAAGCCAAATATTTATGTGTGAACTACCTAAAATTTAAAAAATTATAGGCTTCCTGCAAATTAAACTTTGCAATACATTAGTATTTACTACTAATGGCTCGTTCACAGAAGCAAATTAGTTATATTGATAATAACTTATCAATAACTAAACTAATAATATTACAGTAAAGCACCTAAAAGCTAAAGACTTTTAAGTTTTCTTTGGAAAATTATACAAAAAGGTTGTTTGGTTACTTGTTTTAATATATCTTTAGGTAACAAATTAAAACAACTAAAACTATGGCAACTAAATTAATTAGTACTGAAGAATTAAAAAATATTTTAGCAAACATTAAAGGTGCAACAATGGTAACTGTAACAACTGTTACAGAGCCTAACATGAAAAAAACAAATAATCCTTATTTAGGGGTAAAAAAAATCACTACAACGAATTGCACAATTAATTTTATTTATGCAAACAGTGTAAATAATCAACGTGCAAAAGAAGGATCTACTACTGATTTTACTCCGTATCCCAGAAAATGGGGACACCGTATACAAGGTACTCCACTTATTGAACATAAAGGTGAATATTATTTAGAAGTAAAACCTAATGGAAAACCACAAGATGTAACCTATTCTTTAAACGGAACTATCATTCCTGTAGAAACTTTAAAACCGTTTTTATACGAAAACAAATCAAACGCTGCTCACCAAGGAGTTGATAAAGAAATTATTGTAAGAGATATTAAATTATCAAATATCTCTCAAATTCAAATGAAAGGTGATTTATTATTAATTAAGTAAAGCGTTTAAAAATCTTTAAAACAAATCTTCATGAAAAATCAAAAAATAATAGCAGAAATTGAAAAAATAATTAAAGAGTTAAACTTAAATTGTACTTTAGAAAAATTTAAAGATAAAGTAGATTGGACGCGCATTTCAACATATCCAAATTTATCTGGGGATTTCATAAGAGAATTTAAAGATAAAGTAAATTGGTATTGCATTTCAATACACCAAAAATTATCTGAAAATTTTATAAGAGAATTTAAAGATAAAGTAGATTGGAGACATATTTCAATACATCAAAAATTATCAGAAAATTTCATAAGGGAATTTAAAGACAAAGTAGATTGGAATTATATTTCAACGTATCAAAACCTATCTGAAGATTTCATAAGGGAATTTAAAGATAAAGTATATTGGGAATGGATTTCAACACATCAAAAATTATCTGAAGATTTTATAAGAGAATTTAAAGATAAAGTAGATTGGTATTATATTTCAGTATACCAAAAACTATCTGAGGATTTTATAAGAGAGTTTAAAGATAAAGTAAGTTGGTATTGGATTTCAATACATCAAAACTTATCTGAAAAGTTTATAGGAGAGTTTAAAGATTATGTATATTGGGATTGTATTTCAATACATCAAAAGTTGTCTGAAAGTTTTATAAGAAAGTTTCAAGATAAAGTAAATTGGAAGTATATTTCAACATATCAAAAACTATCTGAAGATTTCATAAGGAAATTTAAAGATAAAGTAGATTGGAATTGTGTTTCAGAATATCAAAAGTTATCTGAAAGTTTTATAAGAAAGTTTCAAGATAAAGTAAATTGGGTTTATATTTCAATGCACCAAAACTTATCTGAAAGTTTCATAAGAGAATTTAAAGATAAAGTAGATTGGTATTATATTTCAAAATATCAAAAACTATCTGAAGATTTCATAAGAGAGTTTAAAGATAAAGTAAATTGGGTTTATATTTCAATGTGTCAAAAACTATCTGAAGATTTTGTAAGAGAATTTAAAGATAAAGTAAATTGGGATTATATTTCAATGTATCAAAAATTATCAGAAAATTTCATAAGAGAGTTTAAAGATTATGTAAATTGGAAGTATATTTCAACGTATCAAAACCTATCTGAAGATTTCATAAGGGAATTTAAAGATAAAGTAAATTGGGGTTGCATTTCAATACATCAAAAACTATCGGAAGATTTTATAAGAGAATTTAAAGACTATGTAGATTGGTGGTACATTTCAATACATCAAAACTTATCTGAAAGTTTTATAAAAGAATTTCAAGATAAAGTAAATTGGAATTGTATTTCAATGCATCAAAACCTATCTGAAAATTTCATAAGAGAATTTAAAGATAAAGTAAATTGGTGGCATATTTCAACATATCAAAAGTTATCTGAAAATTTTATAAGCGAGTTTAAAGATAAAGTAAATTGGAATTATATTTCAAAGTATCAAAACCTATCTGAAGGTTTCATAGGAGAATTTAAAGATTATGTAAATTGGAATTATATTTCAACGTATCAAAAACTATCAGAGGATTTTATTAAAGAATTTAATTTAAAAATTTCTGATGATAACTGGTTGTATAAATCTACTAAGTATAAAAAAGACGAATTGTTAAAAACGGGTAAATATAAATTAAATGATGAGGGTTATTTTGTGGGTTATAAAGGAATTAGAATTGATAGGTATTCTAAATTTAATTTTCAGTATCAATATTTAAAAGATCATGTTTATGAAAGCACAGCTGATTTTACAGATAATGAAGATTCATTTGGCCTTTCAGTAGGTACCTATGACTATGCAAAAAATTATTGTGGCGAATTAGTTATAGAGGTATGGTTTAAAGCTGAAGATATAGCTAGAATAGTTAAAGATGGAGAAAAAATAAGAGTTACTAAATTTTTAGTTAAAAGTTAAAATTTTATTAAATTTAACATATCTTTGGAACAACAAATTAAAACAAATCTTCATGAAAAATCAAAAAATAATAGCAGAAATTGAAAAAATAATTAAAGAGTTAAACTTAAACTGCACTTTAGAAGAGTTTCAAAACAAAGTAGATTGGGATTATATTTCAAAATACCAAAAACTATCTGAAGATTTCATTAAAGAATTTCAAGATAAAGTAAATTGGGGTTGCATTTCAATACATCAAAAACTATCTGAGGATTTTATAAGAGAATTTAAAGATTATGTGGATTGGGATTATGTTTCAATACATCAAAAATTGTCAGAAGATTTCATAAAAGAATTCTCAGAAATTAAAATTTAACACAATAAAAACATTTTACATAAAAACCAATATTAAAATTGTGATAAGTCAATTAATTAGTCAAATTGAAACTTTAAGTCTAAAAGAAATATCAACTTATTCTTCTGGTAGAGGTACTCATGTTATAGTAATTTCTATAGAAAAATATTCTGAAGAGTTAAAACAAGAGTTAATAAAAAAAATACGATGACAAATGGTAAAATTAATTTCTTTCATTAATTCCCAGACTTCAGTTAAAAAAAAAATTAACACTATTTTTTTTGTATTGAAAGTAATTTGGGAAACACCCGCTTTTATTTTTCATGAACTATGTCACTTTATTTTTCTCTATTTAACAGGTTCAAATATAATTAAGCAAACTTTCTATTGGTTAAAAGTAAAACCTAATAAGATTAAAGGTTATCAGTATATTTGTCGGTATATTGTATCGTCACACGCAGATGGGGTATTAGTAAGTTTTGCTCCACTATTAGGATTGATATTTCTACTTACAATAAGTATGACCAGTTTAGTTATAATAATCAAAGAATATCAATATATACCTGCTTTACCCTGGTTTAGTTTTTTATATATAAGTTTGAATATGAGTGTTTTTCTACCATCTCAAGCTGATTGGGATGCAGGATTTAGTAGCTTAAAATCTCTTACTATTTCTGATAAAATTGATTTAGTATTATATTGTGCTAGTTTTATAGTAATTTTATTATTTACAATATTTGTATGTTCATCGTTACTCTAACTAAGCACGATCCTGACAAGCCATCAGCTTGGTATAACAAATACCCTATAGGTACTTCTTTTATCGTAGAAAAGATTGAATATAATACATTCACAGGTAAGAGATGTGTTTTTCTTACACAAGAAAATATAAATGGTGCTAGTAACTCTCCGCTTGAAAATTATGACCTTTCTTCTAGAAATTATTATCTTTTACCTATTGAATTTTGTACAGTTCGCGAAGATAACTTATCTAAATGTGTTTCTTTAATATTAAACGAATTGATTTGTTAAATTATGTTTATAATTACTTTAACAGAACATTCTATTAAAAAATCATGGTATAATAATTTACCTATAGGGTTTTGTATCCAGGTTGATTCGTTTAAACTTATTAATGATCGTGGTGAAAATCAAATATATTTTACACCTAATAATATTATTAACAAAAGTGAATTTACAAAGTATCATTCAATCAGTATAGGGACAGTGGGTTATTATATAGAGGAAAATCACGCTACAATATATTCAAAGAATGACTTATCTTTTTTATAAAGTCCTCAAAGAAAACCTAAAAGTTTTTAACTTTTAGGATGAATTTGGAAATTAAATTTCTTTTTTTTTAAAAAAAATATAAATAATTTAAAATATACTATTTACATATAAACATTCACCCATGGAAGGTGGGGTAGGGCTTGGGGAGATATCTTTAATAGAAGAATCTATGAACCAAGAAGCTTAAAAGTCTTTAGCTTTTAGGTACTTCACTATATCAAATTAGCAAAGAATTATTAGAATAGTTTATTTTTCTTTGAGGGCTTTATAAAAAAAAGAGCGAGATTATTTCTCGCTCTTTTTAGTTTATTGTATTTCAACTATTTTAAGCAGTTGTATCAGGTTGGAATACTTCGAACTTCTCAATTCCTTTCATGTAAATAACACAATAAAACTTGTTATTTAACATTGCTGTACCAAAACGAGAAGCAATTTGTCTTCTTGGATTGAACTCTTGTTGTTCTAACACAACTGGAGATAACATATACTCAATATATGGGCAGTATACATAACCTGAATCGAAGAATGAAGTTCCTTTTCTACCTACTAAACAAATTTCAGCTGGTAAGTGTGGATCTACATACACAGTGTATTTAGAATTAATTGTACCGATTCTTTCTACACCTGCTGCAAATTTAGTTCCTTCATCGTTCAAATCAGTTGGTTTAAATGTATCCATATTAACCATTTTAGCAGCACCTTCTGCAGAAATTAAAATCCAGTTAGCACCACCACGTTTTGTAGATTTTTGAATCTTACCGTTAGCACGATTAATTGCATAAATCAATGTTTGATTATATGTTCCTTCAGTACCACGGAATACTGTGTTGGCAGGATTTGGATCTACTGCATTAGCGAAATCAGCGTTCCATATTTCAAAGTGACCTGCTAAAGTAATTAATTCGCGAATGATTAATCTATCTTTTTCAGCAGCCACTTCTTCTGCTAACAACTGTGTTAATTCAGCTTCAGCATCAATAGCATGGTAAGCCATTAAATCTTGTGCTAATTCTACAGTCCAAGCAGTTTTCATTTTATGAATTTGTGTTTGGATAGGCACAGATTTAATTTCTAATTTTAACTCAGAAGAAAATGCAGGATATAACTCTAAGTTTAAGTATTCTCTAAAGCTTAAACGCAAATCAACAGTACCTATACCAGCAACTGCAGGAATAATACGTAAACGTAAAACTTTATTTGGTACACCTGGACCTGAGATACCATTACCTGTAGAAGCAGGACCTGCATCTGAAGTGGTTAAACCACCACCAGTTCTATCAGTAGATAAGTTATAATCTGTATAATCTTGAATTACTCTTTGTATAAAGAAATCTCTTCCTTGTACATATTGTGTTTGCGTATTACCACCACTTACTAAGTATACAGTAAGCGAAGCAGCTTGATCCATAGTAATACCACCAATATCAGTTAAGTCAAAATCAACTACTTGAATGATAGTTTGGTTAGGACCCCCTAAGTTAACGTTGTCTACACTAAATGAAGTTGAATTAGCAGTATCATTAACACCGCCTAACGGAATGTTGTTAAAACTGTTATTATTTGGGTTCCAACCTCTTGGAGTTACTCTACCTTTAGTATTATCATAACCTTGATTGTTGTAATGACGATCGTATCCTGAAACTGTTTCAAATGTATTACCTGTCATATCATCAGCTATTTGATTAGCAGGTAAACTATTCTCTAAATAAGTAGAACGAATTGGCTTCTTAGTATCTGATACTTTATAATCTAAGTAGAAAGCAATACCATTAGGATAAGACAATGGTTGAACAGAAATAAGGTTAGGAGTAACCATTAATGCATTCTGACGTCTGATCATCGGAATAGCGATAGTGTCAAACACTGCCATATCAGCTGTTGTATTATTTTCTCTTAAGATTTGTCTTTTTTGGTTTTCAGCTAAAATAGCCATATTACCAAGGTCACGACCTTTTAAGCCGTACAAATATCCTGAACCTTTCCATGCTTCAACTACAGTTTGGCGCTTTGCCATTTCTGAACGTTCAAGCAATCTTCCAAGTTCATACGATTTTGTATTTTCTTGTAAATTTTTCATTTGCTTTTTTTTTGATTAATTGTTATTAAACTTGTGTTATTGATTTTTGTTGTTTTTTTAATTAAATATGCATGGATATAAAAAACATGTATTTTTTGTAACCTTTTTTCACCTTCAACATAAAAACAAAAAAAAAGACTTAGATTTCTCTAAGTCTTTTTTTTTATAATAATTATTAATTATCTGCTGAAATATTGATCTTCATACCCTGGAATTCCCATTAACATATTTTTTCTAGCTTGTGCTTCATCTAACTCTTGTCTCTCAGTAGAAGTTTCTGATTCAGGAGTTACAAATTTAGCTGCTTTATTATTTTTAATAATAGCTTCGTTTAAAGAACCCTTTTTATAATCCTTTACCATTGAAGCTATTTCGTTAAATAATCTTTTAGCTTCGCTGAAAGAATTACATTTATCGAACTTCTCTACTAATTTTTCTCTTGTAGGTTGAGCTAGTTCGGGTAATAGAGTTAAAATAGAATTTACTTTGCTTAATTTATAATTTTCTAATTTTAACTTAGCAACTTCATCTTGTAAATCTACTACTTGTTCTGCTAAAGCGTATAAAGCTTTAGTTTTTTGTTCACTTTCTTTTTGAATAGCTGTAAACTTAGGTTGTGTGATTTTTTTAGGAGCTTCATCAGCAACAGTAGAACCATCTATATCTTCATCACCTAATTTTTCAAACTCATTGTCTTCTGGTGAAATATGTTTCCCTTTTCCTTTATGAAAATATTTCTTTGAATCGATTGCATCACCTACTTTATCAGTAATATCTTTATCGCCTAACTTAACTCTTTCTAAAGCACGATCTGCAGTTTCTTTTACTACTGATTCCATTTTTACTTTATCAGTAATATCAGTTTCTTCTAAATCTTCAAACCCTAAATCCTTTAATTCATTTTCTGTTAATGTTTCTTCACCTTCTGGTAAAATACTTGCAATTAACATGTCAATATCTTCAGGCTGTGATATTGGAGTTGTTTTAACATCAGTTTCAATTTCTTCGGTACCTGATGGTTCAGTTGCCAAATCAGCTTCCATATCAGCACTCATATCTGGCATAATAGGCATTTCTTCACCTATTTCACCTTCAATTGGTACTCCTGTATCTTCAGGTGATTCTCCAGAACCAGCTTCTACATCAACAGGCGCTGGTTCTTCCATATCTTCATTCTCAAACAATGCTTCCATTAATTCAGAATCGTTTAAAATATCAAAATCATCTTCCATGTCTGATAATTCAAACTCTTCTTCATCTCCGAAAGTTCCAAATTCAGATCCAAAATCTTTTTCGAACTCCTTTTTAGCTTCTTCATCTCCAATTAAATCTAAATCTAAGTCTAGAGAATCAATAAGATCTTCTTCTTCCTCTTCTTCTTTAAGATCTTTTATTTCTTCAAGACTTTCTTCTTCGTTTTCATCTAAAAAATTTTCTGGATTATCATAGTTATAATTATAATTATAATCATAATTATACTCTTCAATCGTTTCTGAGTTTTTTTCACTATCTAAATCAGAAGTCTCTACTAATTTAGAATTTAATTTTTCTTCAAACGATGATTCGCTAGTTTCTTCTATACCAGCTGCTTCGTTTAAAAGCTTATCAACATATTTAATACCTTCAAATATGTCTTTAACATTATTTTTCTTTGCCATTGTTTATTAATTTAAAATGAATTTGTCTATAAATATTTAATTTTTAATTTTTTTATTATTTTTTTAACCTACATCTTTTAAATAGATTAAATTTACTATTTGTATTATTTACTGTTACTATAACGACTTTTTAGTATCAAAAATTTTTCTACACCTAATATATTAAGATATGTTTTTTCTGACTCTGTTAATGTTTCTAAAATCTTTTCAGATGGCTTAAC